GTAGCCGAGTTTCTTTGCATGATCGAACGTATGGCATTAGAGGACTTTTCCTCTTTTTTCCAAAATTGCCACCATTTCGACATTATAAAAATCTCACTTTCGGTTCGGTTTTGTGCGACAACATATCGTTAATTGCATCGCACATAGGGTCTATTTGGTCGTCGTGGTCGTGGGCGTTGTCTGCTGTAAACGCCTCGCACTCTGCAATAAAATCGTTAATGTATGGAGCGTTACTTGGGACGTTGACATAGCCCGACTTGATGTATGGCGTAACGTCTTGCACACGGGTTAATTTGTCGATGTTTCGCTGTTGAGCCTTAACGGGTATTTTGCCGTCATGCTTGATACTTTGAATCAGCCCTGTGCCGCTTGCCTTGTCCTCAATGACCATCTCGCGTAATGCACCAAGACCTTCAACGGCTTTATGCTTATTCCAAAATGAGATAGCACGTTCTTTTAACTCAGGAGCTTCCCACTTCGACCTAATCAAATCCAATAAATATATTTTTGAATCTTCGCCATAGCCCCAACACTCAAAAACAGAATAATCGTTCTGCTCTTTTGTTTTTTGTGCTGTATCTGCGTAGATTTTGCGGTATTTGATGACTGGCAATATGTCGTAACGAACAAACCACTCACCGCGAATAATGTCACCGCCGACAATAATCGGTGTCTGTTGGTATAACGAAAGCCAAGACGTAGCATCCATTAGCTGTTTGCGCTCTAGCAAAAACTCAACAGATTTATGCTCAGGAAACAGTGCTTCACCCTCTTTTCTGTGCTTTTCGTCTGCCGTTGCAATGGCTGGATAACTTAAAACTTTAACGTCAGGATATTTTTCAATGAGTCGGCCAATGGGGTCGTCTATGTGCCAACGCGTGAGAATGCAAAGCAGTGCTGCATCTTCACTAAATCGAGTGAAGAAGTCATCCGTAAACCAATCCCAAACGCCATCACGAATTGTTATCGAGTTTGCTTCTTTACGACCTTTTAACGGATCATCAATAACGCCTAAATCTAGCCCTTCACCAGTGATTGAGCCGCCAACAGTAGTATTTCTAAAATATCCACTATTGCCGCAATACTCTAAAATTTCACGATTTCGCAAAAACTGACCAGAAACCGAGATAGAATTAGTTTTATTAATGTGAGTATCAGGAAATATCTCTTGGTATATTTTGGAGTCATAAAGCCGTTGCAGGCGTAGGTTTGCCCGAACGCCAAGTCTTTCACTAAATGATGTATATATCGTCCTTAAATCAGGGTTTTTACCTGCCAACCACGCTATAAAATCAATAACCTGAACTGACTTTCCGTGCTGCGGTGGTGCTTGGATGACTAATTTAGGCCGTTTACCCGCCATTAAATCATTAAAAAACTGTTGTAGTTCATGGGCAACTTCTTCTTGCCACCAGCCCCACTTGTCTTTTGGATTTATTAACTTTCTGAACGATAAAAAGTCTTTACGGGCATTTCTTATAGAGTTTTCTTTTATTAACTCTAGTTTTTTCCGATTAGTGATTAATGCCAAGTTTTTCTAACTCCGATTTTAACTCGTCGTCAGTGAGGTCTTTTACTTCGTCAACTTTTACATCATGTTTGTTTTCGGATTTATCAACTATCAAACCGAGTAGTTTAGCCTTACCCATAGTTGCGCCAACTGCTGCACTAGCCTGCGGAGTCATTGCCCCTAAAGCCGCTTGGCGTGCTTCTTCTAGCTCTTTTATTAGGTCATCTACGTTGATATTGTGGCGTTCTGCGTGCTTGGCTCTTAGTTCATCCAGCCTCGCCGTAATCTCCACCTTTTTTAATAGTTCGTATGCTTTATTATTTACCGATTCAGGCTTCATCTTTTCGCAATTATAAGACTGCCGATAAGCCTCAGAAGCGTTGCCTAACTCAATATAGAGGTTAGCAAACTTCTCTTGCTTAATCGTTAGCTTCATTATTTAAGTCCAGCAATAAGCCACAACACAAAATAAACTATCCAGCCAGCGCTACACACAACAGCCATAAAGCAGAATATTAAAAATGCTTGGAATAGCTGCTGAATGATTTTCATTTAATCACTAACGCAATTAAAGCAACAATAACAGCGCTTACAATAAACCCTAAACCAACCATTAGCCATTGCCTTGACTCGATGAGTTGCGGCATGTGTACTTCAATCGCATCAATACGACCATCGAGCTTTTCAATCGTTGTTGACTGATGCTCTATACATTGCATGATTGACTTGTTTTGCTCTTGTATAACAACGAGAGCCATTAATGATTCAGATATTTTTACAATGGCATCATTTAGACGCGAGTAATCACGACTCAGCATGTCGTGACCTTGCTCGAGCTTCTGTAGTCGTGTTTCGTGTAATTGTTCAAGCAAGTCAACGCCCCTTATTCTTTGCCTTCGCGCAAAAACACACCAATGGCGGCACATATTGCAGCAGCAGGTACGGAGTAAGGTGCAAACACTGGCACACTAGACAATGCAGCCAAGGCAGCAGACTAACTTGCCCATGTGGATGCTTCTTTTAATCTTGATGTTTTCATAGCTTACGCCTCGTTTTTTAACTGAAAGTGCATACCGTCAGGCGTAAACCAACTACCACCCCAGTCAAAACCTGCATCAGTGAAGCATTTTACAAACCCTGCCGAGAGCGTAGGTCTTTTACCAAAGCCATTCCAAGCCGCGTTCAAATCAATGGCAACACCCCAACTATGCAGAGACGGACTAGCGGCGCCACGTTTTTTGCGAATGTTAAAACAGCCATCCCATGTTTTTAACTCTCTAACATAGCCTGTTTTAATCAAATTTTGAAAAGCCAAGGTGAGCGGCTTAACCATGTCTTTATTACAATAGATTTTTTTAGGAATAACGCCAATTTCTAATGCTGTGGGGACATCCCATAACACCATCGCTTTTTCAGACTCAGGCGAGCCGTATTTTTTTAGGCAATCAGCAGATGTTAAAAGCCCCATGACATGACGCTCAATTTGATAAATTTTAGGCAATAAAAAAGGCCGCTTTTGGGGCGACCTTTAGAAGAACTTTGCTTAATCAATAAAACGACCAGCTTAGATAAAATATAGTCTCACAGTCTCACAATGTCAAACACAATCATCCTGACAAACAAACATCTTTCAAAATAACACTCAAGTCTGTTGAGACGGTTTTCTCTAGCTCGTTAAGCTGATCTGTTATCGCCTTCTTTTTGCGAAAAATAGTCGCCCTTGATTGATCGCACATATCAACAATCCGCTCAATAAACCCGCGTTTAACACTGACACTCGCCCACGTCCAAATGATTAACCGCTTAAAGTCGTCGCTTACGCCCTCACAAACAACAGCCTTGACCAGCTCATTAACTGCATTGGCTCGCTCCTGCTCATCAGCCCCATACTTTGCCACCACGGCATAAAACGCACTCAGCGACGTATTGCGATGAATCCTTGCCCTCGTCATTGAGTCTTGAGTGAGTCGATCATTGGCCGACAGCGACTCAACCTCACTGTGTTTTTTTGTCAAATCCTCGACATAGCCGCTTGAATATTGAGTTTGCCACTGTGCAGGCTTGCACGACGGGATTGAGTCAACAGCCATTGCTCTAATGATTGCGTGTTGCTCATTTCTATAGACTGCTAGACTAGACATAAACACCTCACTTAACAGGGCAAAAAGAAACTGTAACCTCTGGACAAAACGCGGGCTGATTCGCGCAACTCGTCAGCAAAAACACTAGAGCTGAGACGCACAGACCAAGCACGATTAGTTTTAAGTTACTCATCATGCCTACCCATCGTGCCCAATCTTTTGTGCTGTCGTGAGTTGCTGTGGGTTGTTACGTGTTAGCTGTGTAGTTATAACCTACCTGGCTAAATCATCATCAATCGTACTTAGCCAAGCCGCAGCTCTGTCTAAATGACGTTCTGCGCGATCTGTATTGCCTAGCCCCAAATGTCTATCAGCAAAACCTTTGTGATATGCAGCTTGCTCTCGCGCTACTTGGTTATTATGCTTAATATGCTCGCGCATACGTTCAATATGCTTCAAAACCGACTCTGTACTTAACATCGCAATATCTCCTGCGGTTATAACTCTCGTTGTAGTGCGAAAACAACCCAGTCAGTCATTGCTGTTTTCTGCACCGTTTATTACTGTGTTCAAACTAAGCCGTTCTTAACTTCTTGCTAATTCAAACAATCGCGGAACACTCCAAGAGTTTCGGCCTAAATTACACATTTGATCGTTTGGACTATGCCAGTTTCTTATTTTCATAACTCACTCACATTTTTAGCTAAGATGAAAACTTCTGATTTATTCATCATCAAACAAGCCATCATCTTCAAGTGACATACCAAGCGCACTTAAAGCTGACAACTCCAGATCTCGTAATTGTTTATAAATAGCGTTGCGCCGACGAAAAATAGTTCGCCTGGATTTTTCGTTATCAATTAATAAAACTTTTTCTGTTATTGTTTTTCTATCGACAATGCTTGACCAACTAACCACAGACAATAATTTAAACTTCTTTGGCATATCACTAATGACATAATCAGCCAGTTTTTGAATTGCTTTGATGCGTTCTGGTGTAAATTGACTGTGCTTCGCTAAAAATGCCGCCCACTGAATGTCGCTTGTTAATTCATGTATTGCGCTTGCCGTGATTGCTGCTTGCCATAGTCTATCTGTGCGTGACAATTTAACAGTATCGTCGTTTTGCACTGTCAATGACTCAACAAACCCTGTGCTGTACTGAATCTGCCATTTTGCCGAAGTTGGAATACCAACACTTCCGACACTAACTGCACTGCTGACAGCATGACCTACATTGCGATATGTTTTCATAAACACCTCAACGCATTGGACAAAAATTTATTTTGAATTCAGGACAAAATGCGGGCTGATTCGCGCAACTCATTAATAGAAAAATGCCTGCCAGTACGCA